CCACGATACACGCAAAGCACCAGATTGCTGCGCGGTTCGAATCACACGGTAAGTGAACTTGAGCGATCCACTCCAGTACTCGAAATACCGAGAGAAGAAGCTCATTGGTGTGTCATCGATGAACTTTTCATAGTCCGAGAGGGCTACGCCAGGGTTGACGACCATACTTGCCAAGATGTCCCCGGCTGCTCGTGTCTGATCCCATTGAAGGACATCAATGATACATCGTCTGTGCAGAATTTCGCGAAACTCGCTTCCAGGCAAGCCTGGAATAATTGCGCAGTCTTTGTCCTCGAAGAAAACAGTCTCTGCGTCACGCTTTTCATGCATGGTGTTCTCCTTCGACATCACTGTGACCTTGGATTGAAAAACCCAGTTGGTTGTACCACGAAGTTCGACATCCTCCATCCAAGCAAAAACTTGGATTTGGGTTGTCGTACTCGTGGTCATCACATTGTACACCGGGATCACCGGTTTACAGATGAGAGTGACCGCAGATGCAGCATCCTCCAGAGCCATGTAATTGGTATTGAACAACAAAGGCGTGGAGAGTTCCACATCCTGGTTCTTACCAATATCAATGAAAGCGTGCTGCTTTTGTGTCAGGTACGTGTTTGTGATGCTGGCTGGAAGCTCAGATTCCCGCTCACCTGGTGCAACAGCGACCAGGTAAGCACCACCCATGAAAGGAGTAGCATCCACAACAAATTTGACGTGGATACGACCTCGTAACATGCGGTAGTTTGCCAACTTTCGTGCAATGTAAGCCTTAGATAGATACTCGTATGCGATTGCTCGCGTCTGGTGTACCAAACTGGCTGTTGAAACATCAAACGACCCAATGCGTACAGGACGCTTCAGAAAGTTGTTGAGGCTTTCATCAAAATACGATTGTTGACGATCAACCTCGAAATTCGAGGATTGGTCAGTCTCCGTAATCGTAGATTGCATGAACTGAGCTGGGGCGTCAATATGACGCTGTTCGGGCGCGGTTTGTTCCGATACACGCTGAATGTCTTGATTTTGAGCGGTCTTGTTTGTGCTGCGAGTTCGTCTGACCAAACTAGCTCGCAGGGTCGCGATTTTGGCTACCAACCGATCCTTGCCTAGATAAGCACTTTGGGGAACGCCCTGGTGGGTAAGATACCATGACCCATTCTCACTCTTCTTTTCGCTATTCGAAAGAGCGCAGTCACTGTCATGGTATAGGCCTGTGGTTTTGTTACAGAAGCGGTCCTCTTCTCCCGGGTTGCCTGTGGTCTTACTCTGGAATTCGTAGTCTACAATCGACTGCTCAGAGGAAAGCCACATGCTGGACTCCCCTGTCTGATATTGCTCTGTGAGCTTCTCATAACTAGGGAAGTCGTTGCGACCCACATACATATGCAGATCGTGGGCTACCAACACTCTTTGAGTGAGTGCGACGAAGTTGTCGAATGCCTTTCGTCCGTGCATGTACATCTCACGATGTGCGCTGCTCAGAACTTGGACAATCTGTTTCTCGGCAGTGATACTCTTCGATCGAGTACCAACCACCATGGACTTGTAGATGCTGCTGAGTGCCAAAGGCGCACAGTAGCGTAGCAAGTCTTCG